GGTCCCTCACGGGACCCTCGAGACGAAGGTCTCTACTCTGTACCTCCAGGAGTGCTGTGCATGTTCCGTACACGTAGACAGACCGGTGGTTCCTTATTTGGTTCCATCGATCGTTCACACGCGGGCGATAATGTTCATATCGACTTAACGCCGATTGACATGATCCCAACTTTCGACTTTACAATTACAGATGATGGTGGGCCAGTAGGCTCCCACTATCTGCATATTGATAAGGAGAGGTTGGTATCTGCCGAAGGTATTAATTTCACCTACGTGAATTCCAACGGCATTCGCTCTGTTTACTCTAATTATCTGCCCCCTTCGGTGCAGAATATTGAGTTTACAGGACATCAGTACCCAAATGTCATAGACGCTCCCGGTTCCGGGGGCGGCTTAGCGGTAGAGCTACTTAAAAGGACTAATCCTTCTAGGCCCGCTGTATCGCTACCTACCTTCTTAGGTGAAGGTATGGAAGACATTAAGGCACTGCCCGAAACGGTTAAATCAAAGGGAGCCAATTACGGCTCTACTTTGGGAGTCCGATTTGGACTTTTACCGTTTGTTTCCGATGTTCTTAAAATGACCCGACTTTCCGAGGCCGTCGATAAACGGTCTCGTGAGTTGGTTCGGCTTAATAACAAAGGCGGGGCACGAGTTATGCGTGTCTTTGAGGATAAGACGTTAACCTCGGTGGGGCCAGCGGAATTTGTTGCTGGACGTGATCCGGAGTTAAACGGAACGCTGAAAACTGTCACGCGTTCCAGGGTTTGGGGAGTATGCCGGTGGATACCGGACAGCTCCTTTAACACTGTCATCCAGGGTGCGAAAGCAAACCGTGCAGAGATCCGCAGGATCCTTCTTGGTATTGGTACCAATAAGAATTTAAGCGGATACGCTCGGGATGCATGGAACTTAGTTCCATTTTCGTGGCTGAGTGATTGGTATACCAATTTTGGAGATCTGCTTGCAGCTAACCAAAATGATAACCTAGCTCATCCAGAAGATGTTTGCATTATGCAACATCTTACCACCACTCGCACTTTCCAAAGTGCTCAAGGCAACATAACATTGGAGAAAGAGACCAAAATAAGGTCTTATCCTCCGCATCTCCAGCTCACTTGGTCTGCTCCGATTCTCTCGGCAGATCAAATGTTGATCCTATCTGGTCTCGCCTATCGCCACCCCCGCTCGGGGAATGGCTTTGGACAGTCTGGTGGGATTTCACCTCCACCAGTTGGCTGATTTTTAACACAGCCGTAACCTAGATAAGGACGAAGCACATGCCTAATACTACCGCTATTACGTACAACGGTGGTTCAGCTACGCTGAATCAAATCACAGAAGGCAATAACTCTTCGGAGTACCTTCTGCGTACCTCTGACAAGGAATTCCGGATGAAAATCCGCCATTCCAAGGAAAAGGCCGTTGGTAATGCTGTCGCACTTGATCGGCATAATGTTGAACTTGCTATTCGCACGTTCCCCACTGCCGAACTTCCGCTCGGTAAAACCGAGTCGGCCTATGTCGTTATTCGGAGTGATCCTAATAGCGACGGAACTGCGGCAGCCCTTTTGGTGGGTGCTCTTTGTGACTACGTTAGTGGTCACTCGGTTGCGCTCATCAACTGGGCGACGACTCCGTAAGTAATTACGAGGTCGTTCCTTAACCTTAAGCAAGTTAAGGGTACTAGGCGGTCGGACATTTCGGAAAGGAATTTCCCGTGTCTAATCGCGACCTAATTGTGCTTCAGGGCGTAGCAAGGAACATCCTTTTGGATTACCTTGCTGTCTACCCGTCTGACGCTAAGGAGGTAGAGTATGATCTTCTTCATCTCTCCCATTTGTGTCAAAGTAGGGGTCTCGGAGTTTTTCTCCTTGACCTCCCTGCGATGGGTAAGCATTTCGATGCTTGCCTATCGCTCTCCTTCTATTCCAAGTCGAAGCTCCCACTTAGTGGGACGCGATGGCCTGGATCAGCATTGCCGAAATTATTTTCGGGATTGCTGGTAAGGATCTTTGACCGTCTTAGTGGCTGTCTACTTTCTGATGTAGATCCGTTCGTCATTCTTACCCTGAGGCAACTATATCAGTTTGCCAAAGGATATGAAATTGACTGTTCGTTTTCTAGGACTGCAGATGCCGTCCGAGAGTTCTACGTCGTCGAAAGTGAGGTACGAGCACCGACCCTCAATTGGGCTGATGATCGTATTGACACTTCTAGCACTCGCGATATACACTTCCGTGATATTGCTTGTCGTGAAGGTCATGATGGGGACTCTGGATATATCTATCCGGAGCCCCTCTCCCTCGCCGAGTCCCTCGGTATTGCCGATACCCTCCAATCCGTCTGCGACATCGTCGCGTCAGGTTTCGGGGAATTCGACCAAGCCGATTGGCTCAGCAGACATGGACCTGGTGCCGTAGCTGACCTTAGGAGTAGTGAGTCTAAGTACTCATTCCCCTATTGGTCATCTAAGCTTGAGGAATCCTTCCCTTACGCTGATAATGCTTTTATGAATTATCAGCACTGGGCATTGAATTCCTCACCCGCTCTTGACTTTGAGCCATCTTCGAAACTTCTGACGGTTCCGAAGACTGCAAAAGGTCCGAGGCTTATTGCAAGTGAACCTGTTGCGCACCAATGGTGTCAACAGAAGATCTTGCAATTCCTCTTGAGTGGGATCGAGTCTGGTCTTCTTCGCAATTCAATTGCTTTGAAGGACCAGGAGCCCTCACGGGCTCTTGTACTCGATGCATCCCGTACACGTTCTCACGCTACGATCGACCTTTCGGCCGCATCGGATCGTGTCTCGTGTTGGCTGGTGGAGCGGGCGTTTAGGGCTAATCCTAGCCTTATCCGCGCTTTCCATTCAGTCAGGTCTAGGTGGATCGACAATGGAACTAAAGTCCCTGTCGATTTTCCTCGTAGATTTCCTTTACGGAAATTTACAACCATGGGATCTGCGTGCACCTTTCCTGTTCAGTCGATTATATTTACCTTAATAGGGATAGCTACCATCCTCTTTGAGGAGGGCAGCAAACCTGATCGGGCGAATATATCCGCTGCAGGAAAACGGGTCCGCGTGTTCGGTGATGATATTATCATCCCTTCCGAACACTACTGGCGGATGACTAGCAACTTAGAGCGTTTTGGCCTTAAGGTCAATAACTCAAAAAGTTTCGTGGAGGGTTACTTCCGCGAATCTTGCGGCATGGATGCATGGAATGGCTTTGATGTCACTCCTGCACGCATGAACGCTGTTGCTAACAGTGCCCGTCCCACATCCGTGATGTCTTCTATCGACGCTTCAAACAACTTCTTTATGAAGGGGTTCTGGCGTACGGCAGCCTACATCGAATCAACATTGCCACGTTGGGTTAGCAATAACCTTCCTGTGGTAGCTGCGGATAGTGGGTTTCCTGGACTGAGATCTTTCTGTGGCCTTGGCCCTCTTTCTCACCGTCAGAGGTGGAATGAGGATTACTGCCGCATTGAGTATCGTGTAGTAAAGCCGCGAGGCAATGCTAGACGTGTTCTCAGCACAGGTGAACATAACCTCTTTCAGTATTTTTCTGAAAGACGACCCGATGGTGAAGACCATCAGTTCGCTTCCCCCTTCCTGACTTATTGTTGGGAAGCTGGAAGAGTTATGTCCTCGAGTGCTTACTTGGCACTCGGGTGGGAACCCCTTGCTCACCTGGACTGTCGAGTCCAGGGCCAAGGGTGTAAAAGCCTCTTTAATTAGAGACTTTGAAGGAGC